CAGAAGTGCTGTGCATGGCGTATGCGCATGACGATGAGGAGGTGCAAATTTGGCAACCGAGCCAAGAATTTCCAAAATCAGTTCGGCAGGCCGTGCTGGCCGGTGAGCGCGTCTACGCTCACAACGCGGCGTTCGACCGGCTGATCTGGACGTATGTCCTGTGGTCAGACCACAACGCGCCCGTGCCCAAGCTGGAGCAGTTCTACTGCACCGCAGCGCAGGCCCGCTCCAACTGCGCGCCTGGCTCGCTGGAGGACGTGGGGCGGTTTGCCGGCGCCAGTATGCGCAAGGATCACAAGGGCGCTGCGCTGGTGCGCAAGTGCTGCATCCCGCCGTTCAAGCACACGCCCCAAGACCTGGCCGACCTGCGCGACTACTGCGCTCAGGACGTCCGTGCGATGCGGGCCATCAGCAAGGCCCTGCGCCCGCTGTCTGCCGAGGAACTGGCCGACTACCACACCAATGAGTTGATCAACGACCGTGGCGTGCTGGTGGACGTAGACCTGGCCAAGGCCGCGCAGACCTACGCTGTGGAGGAACTCGACGCCATCCAGCAGGAGGTGCGCGAGGTGACGGACGGCGAGATCACGTCGGTGCGCTCGCCCCGCATGCGCGAGTGGGTTTGGGCGCGGGTCGGCCCCGAGGCGCGGCGGCTGATGACGGTCCACAAAGACGGCGAAGAAAAGCAGTCGATCGACAAAACCGTCCGTGCCGCACTGCTGATCCTAGCAGAGGAGAACCCCGATGAAGTACCCCCTGACGCTGCGACCGTCATCCAGTGCGCAGATGACCTCTGGGCGTCGTCGGTCGCCAAATTCGTCCGTATGGCCAACCTTGCGGATGTCGAAGATCACCGTGTGCGCGGCGCGTTCGTGTTCGCTGGCGGTGCTGCCACAGGCCGGGCGTCCAGCTACGGCCTGCAAGTCCACAATTTCGCCCGCAAGGTCGCCAAAGACCCGGCGGCTGTCCGTCATGCGATGTGTCGCGGACATCAGATCGTTCCTTCGTTCGGCAAGCGGGTGACGGACGTCCTGAAGGGGATGCTGCGCCCGGCGCTGATCCCGGCAGCGGGTAAACAGTTCGTCGTCGCTGACTGGTCGGCCATCGAAGGCCGGGTCAACCCGTGGCTGGCCGCGACGCCTGCGGGCGACGCCAAGCTGGAGGCGTTCCGTCGCGGTCTGGACGCCTACATCGTCAACGCGGCCGCGACGTTCGGCACCACATACGACGCCATCTTGGCCGGCTACGAGGCCGAGGACGCTGTGGCCACCGGCCAGCGCCAGATCGGCAAGGTGCAAGAGCTCGCCTGCGGGTTCGGAGGCGGCGTGGGCGCGTTCGCCGCGATGGGGCGCGTGTATGGCGTGAACCTGCCAGAGCATGAGGCCAAGCGAATGGTGGGCGCCTGGCGCAAGGCGAACCCGTGGGCGCCGCTGTTCTGGAGTGATCTTGAGCGGGCCTACATGGGTGCCATGCGGCGCAAGGGTCAGGCGGTGCCGGCAGGGCGAGTGTCCTACCTGTTTGACGGGTTGCACCTCTGGTACGCGCTGCCGTCTGGGCGCATACTGTGCTACCCCCACGCAAGACTTGACGTTGATGGCATCAGCTACGCCAAAGCCTCTTGGAAACCCGCCGCTGACGCCAAGGAGTGGCCTCGCGCGCGCCTGTGGCCGGGTCTGGCATGCGAGAACGTCACGCAAGCCGCGGCGCATGACATCCTGCGGTATGCGCTGCGTGAACTTGAGCGCGAGGGCGAGGAAATTGTACTTTCCGTCCACGACGAAATCGTCTGCGAGACGAGCGACCCTGCGCGAACAACCGAACTGATGAAGCGGGTGATGACCAACCCGCCAGCATGGGCGGCGGGTCTGCCGCTGGGCATCGGCATCAAAACAATGGGGAGATACGGCAAATGACATCACAAGAATTCATCGAGTACTTGTCCGCGCTCGCGCCTGCTGGCGAGACGGCCCTGATCGTGCGGCAGACGCCGCGCCTGGTGAACGGCGAGATGCAGTTCCACGCCAACGGCGCTATCAAGGCGTCTTGGCCGGCATACCTGCCCACACGGCGGATCAAGGAGGGTGAGGCATGGTTCGGCAATACGGCCAGCTTCATCGTCGATCGCTTCATTGAGGGCAAGCCCAGCGCCAGCGCCGCCAACTGCGAGTACGTGCTGGTGATGATGTTGGATGACATCGGCACCAAGAGCAAAACGCCGCCGTTACCCCCGACGTGGATCATGGAGACGTCAGCGGGTAACTACCAGTGGGGCTACGTCTTCAGCGACCAGCCGACCAAGCTGGAGTTTGCTGGCGCCATCAACGCGATTGCCGCTGCGGGCTACACCGACGCGGGGGCCTGCAACCCGGTCAGAAATTTCCGACTGCCTGGCTCGGTCAACTTCAAGCCCGGCAAGGACTCGTTCGCCTCGCGCCTGGTGGAGTGGGACCGCTCGCGCGAATACACGCTGGCCGAGATCTGCGCAGGCCTGGGCGTGACGCCCGAGGTGGTGGAGTCGTTGGGGCCGCGCCCGGTGCGCCTGTCCGACGACGGGGCTGATGACGTGGCGACATGGCTATCCGAGCAGGGCTTGGTTCTGTCGCGTCCGAACACCGAGGGCTGGATGGGGGTCGTGTGCCCCAACGCCGAGGCGCATACGGACGGCAACCCCGAGGGCCGCTACCTGCCCAGCGGGCGGGCGTTCTGCTGCCTGCACTCGCACTGCATCGACCTTGACAGCGCTTGGTTCTTGGAGTGGGTGGCCGAGCGCGGCGGACCTAAGCACACGCCTGGCCTGCGCGACGAACTCCTGCAGCAGGCGATGCTGCAGACCATCGGGCGGCTGACGCCCACGCCCGAACTGGCCGGTGCGGTGGCCGAGGTGGTGGCCGAGGTTGACAGGGCCGAGGCCGCGCGGACCGACAAGGCCGACTGGTGGCACCGGTTTGCGTACGTTGTGTCCGATGATGCGTACTTTGACATGCGCGAGAGACGCCAGTTCACGCGGACGAACTTCAACGCGCTGTTTCGCCATGTGTCCTGCCGCAGCATCCACGGCAAGAACCCCAAGATCGAAGCGTCGATCTGCTTTGATGAGCACCGGCAGACCAAGGGCGGGCGCGTGCTGGACGGTATCGCCTACAGCGCGGGCGATGACGTGCTGGTGGCCCGGGCCGGCGGGGTGTACGGCAACAAGTGGCGCGATGGCCGGCCGGCAGCCGCTGGGGGTGCCTCGGACGCCGCCGTGCGCCCGTGGCTTGAGCATGCCGAGCGGATGATCCCCGACGCCGCCGAGCGTGAGCATGTCCTGAACATCATGGCGTTCAAGGTTCAGCATCCCAGCATCAAGATCAATCACGGCGTCCTGCACGCCGGCCGGCCTGGCAGTGGCAAGGATTCGCTTTGGGCGCCGTTCCTGTGGGCGGTAGGTGGCGAGGGGAAGACCAACGTTGCGACCGTGCGGAACGAAGAGATCAACAGCCAGTGGGGGTATGCGTTCGAGTCCGAGGTGCTGGTGCTGAACGAACTGCGCCAGCCCGAGGCTAGCGACCGTCGCGCGCTGGAAAATCGACTGAAGCCCCTGCTCGCTGCGCCGCCTGAACTGATCTCAATCCAGAGGAAGGGGCTGCACCCGTACGACGCCGCGAACAGGCTCTTGGTCTTGGCGTTTTCCAACGAGCGCGCCGCCATCTCGCTGCCGTCAGATGATCGACGCTGGTTCGTCCTGTGGTCCGAGGCCGAGATCATGCCCCCCGACGTTGCGGCGCGCCTGTGGGCCTGGTACGCGGGCGGTGGCCTAGCGTCAGTGGCCGCGTGGCTTCACGCGCGGGATGTTTCGACGTTCCAGCCTGGCGCCGCCCCGCCCATGACGGAAGCGAAGGCCATCATGCTGCAGGCGGGCCTGAGCGGGTCCGAGGCATGGCTGGTGGAGCAAATGACTCACCGTGTGGGCCTGTTCGCCCGTGGTGTGGTCGGTGGCCCGTGGCAGGGGTTCTTGGAGGGCCTGCAGGCCCGCGCGCCGGCCCATATCAAGCTGGTAGTGCCGGCCCTGCTGCACGCCTTCCGTGAGGCTGGCTGGGAAGACATGGGCCGGGTCTATTCGGTCGAACACCCAACCAAGAAACACGTTTTCCGCGCGCCCGATTGGACGGGAAGCAAATCGGAGGCGCGCCGTCTGGTGGACCTGCCCGAGCCCAGCGCGGCTGACATCATCGCCCGCGTCAAGGGCTGACAGGCAAGAAAAAGCCCGCCGGGCTTGTGGCCTGGCGGGCTTGAAGACCCCGAGGGGTGACAGGAGAAAGTTGGCAGGCCAACTATAGATCAAGGATGATAATCAGTCCAGCCGCCAGCAGCAGGGCAAGGCCGGCCCAGATCACAGTGACCCCCACTGGTCAGCCATTGCAGCGGCGATGCCGGGATATGTGGCGCTCCTGATCTTCCATCTGTCAGGCGAGGGGCTCAGGCGGTTCTGCCCGCTATCGGTTTGATTCCCCCAGCGTTTGCGCCCGCCGATAATGCGCGGCTCGACCAGTTGCGTAGGCCGAAGCAAGGGAAGCCCTTTCAGCCAGAGACAGGTTTTCTTGCTGGCGTCATGCCCGAACTGCGACGGGGTGACGATTTGATCGGGCTTGCGTATGCGAGTGCTGATGACCGATATCGGGTTCTCTATCGCAATGCGTGGCACTGGCGCGTCCATGAGCAGGCGCACGAACGCTAGCGCGTCCTCGGTCAGTTGCGGGTCGCGCAGGCCCCGTGTCGTCCAATGCATGCCGCTCACGCTGAGGTAAGTACAGGGCGGGTGAGCGATCATCAAATCCCATCCGTCGCCCATGATGTCCTGCACGGGGCCTTGATAGTGCGGCCCCGGGGCATCAGTCGGCAGGAGGTCGCACGACACGGCATCATGCCCGCGCGCGCGGAATGCGTCCCGTACCGTGCCGGAATACTCGCATGCGATCAGGACGCGCATGGGGTGACCTCCAGCATGTCCGTGGTGACCACTTGCGACGGGATGAAGTGAGACAGGACACCCAGCGCGCCGATCAGGACGCGCCCGCCTGATTCGTCTTCCAGCGCGACAAACTGCACGTTTTCGTCGCCCGGGTCGCGCCACTCAGGGCGAACGGTGACGGATTGGCCTTTGCGGATCATTCCCATTCCTTTGCGTTATATGCGGCCAAATGTTCGATGATGTCGTCGTCGGTATATTGGAACGATTCGTCCAGCCCGAAGTAGGGCACGACAAACTCCCAAAATCGCTCGAGGTCTTCGGCTGGCAGTTCGTCCGGGTACAGTTCCCGGCGTATCTCATCCAGTTCTGATGGGGTCAAGGGTCGATCCGGGTCGAGACAGGGCATAGCGGGTCCGTACATGGTCAGTCCTTCCGGGTGTTGAGCATGCGGGCGCATGCGTTATCGTAAATTTCGCGCGCGTTTTCGCTTAGCGTCTCCACGCTCAGGGAAGGGGACGGCTTGAAGCTGCGGCCCAGCTTGCACAGTCGCGCATATTCGCGCGACCATTGGCCGCCGTGGCAGTGGCTCAGGGCAAGATAGTAGGCTTCGGCAATGTCGAAACGATCGAAATACATGATGTGATCCTTTCAGAAGGGCGCCGCTGGCGCGTTGACGGGGTAGGGCACTGGCGCGCGCACGGGCCGGGGGTCCGGGGCGTGGCCGGGGGCCGGTAACGTGACGGGGAACGGCCACGGGCGGGGGCGTGGTGGGCTTAGGGGCGCGCCGTGGTGCATGGGGTTGGAGCGGCTCATTCTTCGGTCTCCTCGGCTTCTTCGTCGAAGTGCTCCATCAGTTCGCCCCAGTTGATCTCAGAAGTGCATAGGAAGTCGCGCATGAAGTCGGGGACGGACTCCTCGGCGTCTTCAATGGTGGCGCGCGCAGATTCGACGTCTTCGCGTGACTCGGGGTTGAACCAGACATTCACGAGCCAAGTGGCGCGGTTGGTCCAGCCGTTATATGTGGTGTCGCTCATGGTGTACCTCAGTTGATTGGATTGGACTGTGTGATGCTGGCGCATCCCATAGGCGCCCGCTGGGGGCGCCTAGGCGGATGGGTCAACGGGTGCGAATAAGGGCCATTACGTCATGCCCGCGAAGTGTTACGCGATACAAGCCACGGTCTACGCGCTCGCATTGGCGGCGGGCGCGGGCGCCGCGCAGAATTGCGGCGGTTTTTGCGCGGGTGTCAGCGCCCCAGCGTTCGGCGCCGGCGCCCCAGCGAAACCAAGTGAATGCGGGCGTGTTTTTGGTCATGGTCTGGTTCTCCTGATGTGTGATGGGTCAACGGGCGATGCCAGCGGCGCGCATGGCGGCGCGCCAATATTTGGCGGCGCGCGGCGGGTTCTCGCGGCTGTAATGGATTGACTGCTCAGTCCATTCGCCGCTGTAGGGGTCTTGTTGCGATTCACTGCTCAGCCATTCGAAAGTCTCGCCGCGCGCGTGGCTGCAGGAGGGCAGGGGATAGTCGCGCATCAAATCGACCAGCTCGCGGAATGACACTGTGTCGTCTGTTGACGTCGATTCGCCATCGGGGCAGTAATCCTCCTCGTCATCAGCGGGTGCGGGGTAGGTTGTTTCAATGCGGGTGATGCGGATCATGGTGTATCTTTCAGATAGAACGGATTGAAATGACCCGCTTTTCATGCCCTGCAGCATGGTCGGCAATGACGATGCTGCGCGCGGCTTTGCTGGTGCCTGCGCAGAGCATGCAATCGGAACACTGAGCCTTACGGCCACCCTCGGCACTGGCCGGGCACGTTACCTCAAGGGGTTGACGATCAACCCCGATGCTCACCCTGAAGTAACGCATTCCCATGGCGGTAGCTTGTGCGGCCTCTGCAGCGGTATCGGCGGAGGCCATGACAAGCGGGGACCATGCGCGCGCGTTGAACCCGTGAGCTTGCCATTGGTGCGTATAACCCACATGCCCGGCGGATAGGCTCACCAGTAGCGCCCACAATTCCACGGGCGCCGCTGCGGGGTCTCCATACGTGCCAAGCCTAAGCTTTCGACCACGCAGCGCTGCGCGCACTTGGTCAACCGATGATGCACGAGCGTATGACCCGCGACGATATGCCCGATAGACTGCCAGAACCGATCGGCCGACGTTAACGTAACAGGGCGCATCACCGGTAGCGCGCGCGAGCATTGGCCTATGCGGGCACAGGCCGCACACGCTGGCATCGTCGCCGGTCTTGAGTGCAGTGTGAGGCTCGACGTCGGATCGAATGATGAAGCTTTGGACGAGGTTCCCTGTCTTTGCGTTTTCGCTGGACTGGTCGAGCCCTGTCAGGATCACGACGATGGGTTTGCCATCGATAACGCTGGGGCCATCGTAAACGATCAGGCTGTTAGTGTTCATTGTGGTTCTCCGTTAGATGCCGGCAGCGATCAGCGCGCCGATGGCGAGCCCGAAAGCGATGGAAAAGAGGATGTCGCGGGTTCTCATAGGTTACCTATGCGGCGGGTTGAGACATCCATAATGTACGGAATTGTCGTTCACCTAGTGAAGTGTGGGGGCTTTGCCAATCGTATGATGATTGCCAGGGAATGGCGTTACCTAAGTTGGGACAAGGGGATTAGACAGCGATCTAGGTGCAAAACTAGGTAGCGACTAGGTGCTGTTGGCGCGCCTCTCCACCGAGGGAGATATGCTTTATAGGTAGTCAAATCTATACCATACCAAGAAAAGTAAAAAGTAATAAGTATGCTGACGATCACGGCGACGCACGCGTCCGGCGCGACCCCGATATGCTACGCCCAAACCGCCTAGCATGACCTATACCCTCAAGACCACTGGCGCGCAGCTTCGCGCCCTCAAGGCCACATAGGCGCATGGCATGACATGGCATAGGTCGCCTATGTGCTGGTGGCCTTGTCTCCCAGGGTAGCGACCCCGCTAGGCGTAGCCTAATGACCTAGCAGCGCCTAGCCGGTAGCCGGGGGCTTGCGGCCCAGGCGCCAGAGGGGGGAGGGGAGGGCCGGCGACCTGAGCGATCAAAAATGGAAGGCTCGCAAACCATTTTTATTTTTTGCAGACACAAACGGAAAAGGCTTACGCTATACTCAGATCGCCATGTTCAAGTCGCTCCCGCTGACCATCCGCGAAGTCAAGGCCACGGAGGCCGTGCTGAACCGCGTGTATGACGCGGCGAAACGGGGGTTGAAGGGCGACAACCTGGCGCTGGCGGCAGGGTTGTTGCCGAGCGAGTACCGGCGCTTGCGCGAACTGGACCCGATCGCGGAGTTGGCCGAGCAGAAGGGCCGCGCGGATAGCGAACTTGCCATGTCCGCGGTGTTGCATGAGGCGGCGTTGAACGGCGACTACAAAGCGGCGCTGGCGATCTTGCAGAACGTCCACGGTTGGGTGGCCAAGCAGCAGGTACAGATCGACGTGGCGCAGCAGATCAGCATCACGGCGGCGCTTGAGCAAGCGCAGTCGCGGGTGTTGGAACTCGTACATGAGGTGACGGATGCAAGAGCCCCGGTTCTCGGCGGAACAAGAGCAAGGCTTGATGGCCAGGCTCTGGAGTCCGGCGATAGCGAACGACCCTGAAAAGTTCGTACTGTTCGCGTTCCCGTGGGGCGAGAACGGCACGCCGCTGGCCAAGCACAAAGGGCCGCGCGCGTGGCAGCGTCAGGTGCTGCGCGACATCCGCGACCACATCGCCAAGAACCAGACCATAGACGCCTACCAAGTGCTGCGCATGGCCACGGCGTCAGGGCGGGGCATCGGCAAGTCGGCGCTGGTGAGTTGGCTGGTGGTGTGGATGCTGACCACGCGCATCGGCGCCAGCGTCATCGTGTCGGCCAACAGCGAGGCGCAGCTCCGCAGCATCACATGGGCCGAGATCACGAAGTGGCTGGCGATGCTGATCAACAGCCACTGGTGGGAGATCAGCGCCACGCGGATCACGCCGGCCAAGTGGTTGAGCGAGATCGTGGAGCGCGACCTGCGCAAGGGCACGCGGTACTGGGGCGCGGAGGGGCGGCTGTGGTCGGAGGAAAACCCCGACGCCTACGCCGGCCTGCACAACTCAGATGGCGTGCTGCTGATCTTTGACGAAGCCAGCGGCATACCGGACACGATCTGGGACGTGGCGCAGGGCTTCTTCACGGAGAACACGCCGCACAGGTTCTGGCTGGCGTTCAGCAACCCGCGGCGCAACCAAGGGTACTTCTACGAGTGCTTCAACGCCAAGCGGGCGTTTTGGAACACGCGGCAGATCGACGCCCGCACGGTCGAGGACACGGACAAGAGCGTTTACGAGCAGATCATTGAGGAGTACGGCGAGGACAGCCCGCAGGCCCGCATTGAGGTCTACGGCGAGTTTCCGTCAACGGGTGACGAGCAGTTCATCGCGCCGCGGCTGGTCGATGAGGCGTTCAAGCGAGCCAAGTACAAAGACCCCGGAGCACCCATCGTGATCGGCGTGGACCCGGCGCGCAGCGGGGCGGACTCCACCGTCATCGTGGTCAGGCAGGGGCGCGACCTGGTGGAGATCCGGCGCTACCGCGGCGACGACACCATGACGGTCGTGGGGCACGTCATTGAGGCGATTGAGGACTTTAAGCCCACGCTGGTGGTGCTGGACGAGGGCG